ATGAGGTCACCTGACATTGAAATGGCGGTGCGGCTGTACTATGAAAAGCCCGAAATAACCAATGCGGATATCAAGGAGCTGTTCGGCACAGGTGAAACGCAGACTATCAAGATCAAGAAAGCTGTTAAGGAAGAAATGGCAAAGCGTGGTGTGAAGTCATGGCTGCCGCACTCGGTCAATACAGAGATAGCCTACGAGGTGTGGGGCATTGATATCGACAACTTCGAGAAAAGGCTTAAAAAACTCCGCACGCTTTACGGAAAGGACGTGAGAAAATGATAGCCGTACTAGAGATAATCAGATGTGCCGCAGCGGTAGCGCTCTTGGTGGTGCTTACAATGTATGTAGCGTACAGGTGGTATGTAAGCGTAAAAGAAACTGCCTACGAGGAAGCAGAGGAGAGCATTAAGCGTGCGGTGAGAGAAGCAGGCAGACCCGTGGTCAAGGTCGAAGTTGAAATGAAAGGAAAGTGGTAATGAACATTGTAGGAATACTGCTGATAACAATAGCTGTGATTGCAGGCATAGATGTAGTGATGTATCTTGTGCTGAGCGTGGTGGATAGGCACTGGGAGAAACGTTTTGAAAACGAGGAGGACGAAGACGATGATAGTGATGAGAGAGGTATTTAAGAGGGACAAGCCCCTTGACAACGGCAGTGGAGCGGTAAGCCTTTGCGTGTTCCATTCAAATGTCAATCCTGGCGAGTGCGGTGCGCTGACAGTAACGCCAACGAGAGATTACTGCCGCAGATGTGCATTCTACAAGACCCGTGAGGATTTCGACAGAGGGCTTGGCGATGCCGTAATGTCGCTGAGGGATAAGGGGATTGAACCTGTGAAGAAGATGGACTATGACGGCAGGCAGTATATGAGCGTACAGCCGGTAAGGGAGGATAATGATGATAACGAAAGAGGAGTTTGAAAAGGCGGTGGAGGTTTGCACTAATACAGATGAGACCTGTGAACACTGTCCTCTTAGCAAAAAATTTTTTTCATGCGGCGGATATCTTACCCGCTACATAAAAGAAA